AAATCTAATTCAAAATCAACCAAATCCATGTTTTCATATCCTTGTGAATATAAATGGACAATAGCAATTTTAGTTAATTCTGAAATAATTATTCTTTGAATACGTTCAATAGTTCTTGCAAAACGAACATCCTCAGCTGCAAGTGTTGCTTTTGCATTAATTTGTTCCTCATACCCCAAGAATGCTTTTGGAACTTTCAATGCTGCCATCATTCTATTTCGTAAATATTCAATATCTTCAGTACCCGTCCATTCCATACCACCAAGGTCTGAAATTTCGGTACCACTTTGTCCACCACGTACTGGTAAATAAAAGTCTTCCAACATATTTTGTAAGTTGAATTTTAAATTATAATCACCAGTTGTTTCGTCCATATAAGGCACTTTTTTCATCTTATCAATAACCTGATTCATATAAGTATCAACTTCATTTGGAGGAATTGAACCAATATCAACTTTAAAAACACGTTTTTGAGGTGCTCGCATAATTCTATGAATCATCATTGCATCTTCCATCAACGATAATTGACCCCATACTTTTCTTGCAGGTTCTAACATTGATTTGCCATACGGTAAGAAGTTAGTATCTGAAATTAATCTAAAATGGGCAACTTCATAATTGTCAAATGTTTTTCTACCTCGTCTATCAGGGACATAAACACCGTCAGTAGCTTCATATCTAAAAATTATTTCATCTGGATTATTTGGGTCTTCTTCTCTAACAATATAATAAGGTGACAACGGTAAAACGTTTGTAACACCAATCGTTTCAACAATATCTAATTTTAAGTACATGTCGCCGTACTTACATAAGTTTCTAACCCATGGCCATAAATTAAATTCTATATTCAGTACATCATAAAATAAATTGGTAAGTGTTTCCTTTACTGCCTCATTCCCGGAAGTAATTTTTAACATCTCGCCATATTCATTTTTCATTGTACTTTCATCTGCATATATATCAAGTGCTGATGCAAGAATTGAATCTTGATCCATATTCTCATAATCTCGATATAAATCTTGTTTAAGTAACTGAAATCCATACGATGGATCATAACCTAACCCTGCTGTAGTCGTGCTTCGAACACCTAAATAATTATCAACCGCCCTATTGGATTCATAATTATTCATTGATTGTATTCTGTTTACGTCTACAACCTTAATTTTATTTGTCTTTGGATCACGAATAACAGAAGAAGTTGAAAATAGCTTCCCTAATCGCGAAAAGAACGTTGTGTCTGCCATATTATTTTATTTTATATATAATTAGTGTATAATTTAAATTAACTAATCTATCATCCATCTTAAATCAAAATTTCTACCATTAATTTTCATATTCCATGGATCGTTGTGCATTCTATTGCTATTATACATAGCTTGATCATTCGATGTTGTTCTTGTTATCGATTCAATTGATTTTTTAGTTAGCTGTAATCCCTCTTGTTTTAATCGTAATGCAGTATCCCTAACCCACATACCAATTGCAAAAGACATTACTAAGTCATCATTGTATCCATTTGCGGCTTCGGGGCGTCCATTTTGCCATATGAATACATATAATTCATCAATTAATCGTTTTGAATTAACAATAACTGATTCTTCTCTAAAATATCTTTCTAATTTTGATATAACCATTGGTCTGGTTTTTGATGACATTGTAAACCCAGCAACCATTTGTGATTTATCTTTTAAATCATATCCTTTATTTAACATCACCGCAGAATCAATTACTTGAGTATCTTTATTGCTGTAATATAAATTTTTATAGTCTCTATCAATTGCCGGCTGAATTGCTGCCCATCCAACATTTGCATTTTCAATTACAAGCAAAGCTTCATTATATTCAGTGGCAACGTTGACCATAAAATTACCATAATCTTGAGTTGGCATCATGCCCCTATATTCAGCAACTTGTTCTAATGTTTCAACATCGATAACATGAAATGCTGAATAGTCAGTGCTGTCCCCTCTAGAAACGTCGGCACATACAACATAATCATGAGTATAATCCGGATATTTCCATATCCATAATTCTTTATCTATACCGCGCTTTTCAATTGGTTCTTTTACATTGTTTAATTCATATTTTCTAAGCGTTTCACCATCTACAACTGTATGGCCAGAACTGATGAAGTCACAGTTATGTGATAATAATCCACCATTTACTTCAAATATGTTTTTTCCATCAACACCAATAATATCATATAAATTTGATGTATCATCTATTTGTTGAATATCAATGATTGTGACAAAATTTCCATCTGCCGTATCAATTGGATCACCAACAACAAGTTCATCTGCTCGATATACAGTATTGTTTGATATCCATGGATGTTCAATTGAACATTCAATAGTATCACCATTAGAAAAAGTGATAAAATATTTTGATGTTTTTTTAACCTTTTGAATTCCTTTAAAAGGCATGTACCCATCAGGTGTTTTTATTTCGTACCATTTATTTATTATCATATTTCAACCTTATAAATTTGCAACCTAAAAAATCTTCAATTTCCTTTTGTCTACTGAGATCTTCTTGGCATAAATTACCATTTTTAAAATGTTGCTTCTCATCAACCTCAATTACAACATTTTTATTTTTATCATAACCATCTACGAAATAACCAAGTTCTTTAATATGATATTCACCTCCATTTTCAGCATGCTGAAATATGTATCCATTTACTTTACCGTAGTCTTCAATCATTTTGATTGAATTTAAATTATATCTAGGTACACAATTACCATTGCATTTGGTTATATATTGAATTGATTTTATTCTAATTTTATTTTTTGTTTCTGGTGTATGATGTTTACCAACCATATTTCGTTTTGGCTCTGAACAATATCTGCAATATTTATTAAATGTGTAATTTTTACCACAATCACACTTTATAAAATTCAAATCGTAATTACCATTAACTATAAATAGTATCCTATTGCTTAATTTCACTTCAGTAAAATATTGATTCAATTCAGTTGTATTATCAATAATTGATTTATATAATTTTATGTTATTTTTGAATAATGTCCGCCATTTTCCTGGCCCAATGTATTGTAGATACGTATTATTCTTCAAAAGATCATTTCGAGTTTCTAATTTGCTTAATATTTCAACATGTGATAGTTGTTTATTTAATTTAATGTATGACTTTTTTACATTATTTGATAAATTTTCATTGATTTTTATTTCATTTGGAGGTATAAATCCAATTTGAACTACTTCATTACCAAATAATATTCGATAATCACATGTAGTCATATGATGTACTGATTTTATATGCTGGTGTAGTGCATTAGCCGAATATCCACAAATTTTGCATACTAAATTAGACATTTGCGAACTCCAAATTTTTGTAAAGTTCGCTTATGCTTATATATTCTTCTTCACCGGTCTGAATATTACTTACTTGTACCATTGCTTCACCCCAAAGGCAGTCGCATTCTTGTGCTGCAAGTTTTTCGCCTAATTCAGCTGTTTGTTGTACTCTCCACGCTTCATCTCTATCGGGGTGAACTGTCCAATGCAATCTAATTGGATTAAATCCGTTTTCTTGCTCTTCAGCCCGTTGCCAAGTACGATGGAAAAAATTACCAACACCATTGGGAGTGCTTAATAAAATAGCCTTACCACCAGTTGCAAGTGTTTGTTGTACAGATGCCCATAAATCTTCAATATGTTGAATAAAAGCACACTCATCAATGATTAATAATGATAATGCTTCAGAACGTCCACTATCACCTGCACCGGAAACTGCTTTAATTTGAGAGCCATTTAAAAAACGTATTGACATTTTATTGTTCTCATCCGTTTTTTGTTGAGCCTTTAACCATTCAGGGAGATATGCATACATCTCGCGAGATTTTGTAATTAAGTTTTTTGCAACATCCTGTTTAGTAGCAACTACCAAAACACTCTTATCTCTATGAAACATTGTCAACCATAATGAATATGCAGCTGACAATGTTGAAATACCTAATTGTCTAGATTTTAAAATAATATTTTTGTCATGATGAAGTAATTCAACTAATGTTTTTTCCTGAAATGGATAAAGTTCAAATTTTATTCGGCCTTTGACTGGATGTTGGATAAAACAGTATTTCTTAATAAAATACACCGGGTCTTCTAAACACTTAGCATATTCAAGTTTAATTAATTCTTTAATATTTTGTTGAGCCATAACACTACTCCTATAAAAAATTCACCGTTCATATATTATAAGTATATGAACGGTGAAAATTCATTGAAATGTAAGGTAGCTGTTATTTATTTCTCTGATAATTCTTTAATTTTTGAAGAATACCATATGCTGTTTTATATCTGGTACTACTAAAATGATTAAAATAATTATCTAAATAATTAATTGCACCACTTGCATCATCCAGTGGAAAATAGCTATCGCCTACACTAATTGCCTTTTCGGATGCCCTATTATCCATTGATGCTAAAGATTTAAATAGTGCATTATATTCTTCAGGTGTTAAAATTTTCTTAAATTCTTCATCTGCTTTTGGTTCTAATATTGAATTTAATTCAGTATTATAATTCTTTTCAACTTTTTTTGCAGGTTCTTTTGCTTTAGCTTCTTTAGCCTTCTGACTGCTCGGATGTTGCTTAATATATGCATCTTGGCCTTCGGCGCCCAAATCACTCCACCAATCTTCTTTTAAGATTGATTGGATCGATTCACGTATTAATTTTCTAAGTTCTGATTTTTTCATGTTTTGTCCTGATTTTTCATGTTTTTGTCCTGTTTATGAAGGAAAATATCCATTTATTATTTTTTGCGCGTCTTCAACAGTATGAGCTTTATTTTGATAGTTGTTCATTGTTGACGGCCGGCCCATAAACATAACTGGATTTTCAATGGTACCAGATGTTACATCTATTTTATATTTTCCATTTTCTGGTCTTAATGTTATATATCTTCCGGTACCAGATTTACCGGCATTTTGTGTGTTATTTTGTGGTTCTATTTGTAAAACACCGTTGCCTTTATTTACTATTCTTAGTCTTCGCTTTTTAGCAAAATTCAGCATTTGTTTTTCAGCAGATTGTTGGTCAATAGAATTTTCAGTAATCACTTCTTTTATTACGGATAATAATGCTTTACGAATAAATTTTCGTACTTGATTTTCATTTGTTTTATTATCCCTCATCTTCAAATAATCTTTTGTCTTTTGTATTATTTCACTTAAATTTAATGATAATCCCTTTGGCGTTGTCCATTTAGCACTGAATGCTTTATTATATCCATTCCTAAAAGAGTTCTTTGCTGTTATAGAACGTATTTTAGCAAGATCAGGTTTTTGAAGTGTTCCAACAGAATGTGTCTCATCGTTTTTTGTTGTATATGAATTCATTCCAACATCTTTTGAATATGAATAAATTACAAGTTCAATATTACTATTTTTATTTCTATAAAAAAGTAATGCCGTTTTAGACATGTATAAATCATCCCAACTATACGATGTTTCATTATATCCAATAAATACATCACCTTTGTCTAAATATTTTTGTACATCTACTGTCATTTTTCCTCGTTATCTATATATTTTTTTGCTTTTTCTTTGAATTCATCTAATTGTTTAGTTAACATACCATTTAACTCTTCATCTGTTCTGCCACCCGACCAATCTTCTTTTTGGCCGTCTTCTGTTATAAATCGTTCAGAATTAGCATCTTTAACATATTCTGCAATTGCTATTTCCATGTCCTTTATCCATGATACAACATTTTGCGTTATAATTTGTTTTTCGTATTCTTTAAATGTACCGTCGATCATTCTTTGAGTATCCTCTTCAATTACACAATCAAAACATTTTCTTCTTAAACGCCAGAACTTTTTATCTAATCTTTTCTTCATTCGTCTACCACATTCAGGACAACTAAGCGGCATATTTAAAAATTCTCGAACAGCATCAAGTTTAGAAACTGTTTGTTTTATACCATTATTAATAGTCCATGTCTTTCCATTTTCTTCCCATATATCGCCTTCTAAATACTCCTCTTTTTTCTTTTTATAACCGGATTGAACTTTACTTTTTCCAGTATAATTACCTTCTAAAATATTTTTAATTCTACTTGCATTTTTTTGTAACTGACCCATAAATTTATTTTTTAGTTAACTCCAATTGTCTTTTAATTCTTTTGCTACTGCAGCGACAAATTCAGATAAATCCGCCGCATTCATTTTATTTTTTTTAATGTAAATATCAAATATATTGTCTTTTGAACCCAATTTCAATACATCGGTTGTGAATTTCTTTGCATGATTAATAAGTGAATTATCTTCAGATAAAATACCTAATTCTTCTTTAATTATATTTCTTAATTCTGATTTTTTCATCTCATTATTCCTGCGGCTTCATTGCTTGTTTTCGTTCTTTTTCTTTTGCATTATCCAATGCTTTTTTCTTACGTAGCAATGTTTTTTTATATTGAATTAATCTTTCCCGATGTTTTTCTTCAATATCTTTAATCTTATCAGTTGCAAGTTTCAATTGATCTGATTTTACACGAACATTTAATTTCGAACTTTCCAAATCTTCTAATATTGCCATGATTTTTTCATATAAAAAATCAATTGATTTTTTATTTTTCATTTGGTACCTCATTTTCAGTTGGTGCTGGTGTAGGCAAACCGGGTCTAACTGTTCTTCCAAATATGTATCCATACAAAGGGGTATTCACTAACGCAAGTCCAGTGCCAAGAGATGTTGGATCAATACCATTAAAAATACCAAAACAGAATACACCTACATTAACAAAAAAAGCTATGATAGCAAACCAAAATCTGGTGCTCTTAATATTACTAATTCCTTTTGACATAATACTCCAAAATTTTTTCATGTCATAACCCTTTTTAAATAATTATGGTTGGAACCTATTATCCAACATATTTTTTCCTATATACATCAAAAGTTGGGCGACTGACATTTCCATATTTTTTACAATAATATCTTAATGCTGCCGCAACTGATTTATTCAGAGTTAAAGATTCTATCATATCTTCTTTTTTAATCTTAGGATTTAATTCATAATGCTTTGCTCTGGAATCCTTCATTTTATTTTTGCATTCTATTGAATTATAAACTGAATTTGGATTCGCAAGTTGTTTTTTCATCCATTCACTTATTTTTTTCTTATATTCTGGATTCGATATAGCATCTTTATGTTTTTTGGAATTTTTTATAGATACACTCATTTTATCTTTTGTTTCCTGCGTTCTTTTTCTACCAGTATGTATTTTTTTAGCTCTGTCAGATAATTGTTTTCTATATTCTGGCGTCATTTTATCTATAGAAATTTGAAATTTTCGCCCGGAATTAAATTCGCTTATTTTTTTCTTTCTTTCTATTGCTTTTGTTTCACCCATCAATTGCTCAAATGATTTACCAATCCTATCTTTCTTCGAATATATTTTAATATTATTTTCTTTCAAAACATGTAAAATTGTAGATTTATAAAGATTTAATTCATTAGATATATTAGAAATAGCTAACCCCCAACCATCATCATATAATTTAATAATATTATGTATTATTGGAGTTGTCAATTCTAATGTTTGTCTATATGTCCAATGATTTTTACCATATCTTTTTGGTGGTATTTTTCCACCAACAATCATATTATATGTATCACATCTATTGATGTAATTTTCATTCACTAATATACCTTCATATTCAAACGCTGATAATTCATCTTGAAAAACTTTCAAGATTGTTCGAGTAAAATTTTCTTTGCCATATTTTTTAATTGCATTTTTAATTGCATCACCACTGCCTAAATAATCATCGGACATGTTGTTAGTTGAATGAACACCAATATATTCTTTTTGATTGATATTATTAATTGTTTTATATACAAAATGATATTTATATTTCATAAAATATTCCTTACAAAGTTATATATTATGAAAATGAATTTTCATAAAAATTTACAGGATTATTTTCTACAATTAACTATCTACTAAATTTCAATATCGCAATTAGATTATTGATCGGAGCAAACGCACCAGTCAATTTATACGTCTTCCCTTTATATTTAATTACTATTCCCTCAGTAGGAACAATTTGCTTAAACCCACCTATATCTTGTATTCTTTTTAATTGTGTTTCCATTTTTTTCAATGCATCAATATCACCACTATTTCTAATTGCATGAATTGTTTGTGCACATTGATTTCTAATATCTTGTACTGTTTTATTTGGATTTACGGATAAAAATCCTTCCACATTTTTTAACACTTCTGCACCTAATTCCAAAAATAAATTTTCAAAAGGAGCAATGTTAATTTTGAATTGGGATTTATGCTCATTTTTATCATATTCTAAAACCCAATTTAAAAATTCATTGTTTGATACATCATTTTTAATTGTTCTAATATCATATGATTTATCTGTAAATCCCCATCTTTTAGTTAATCCAACCACAACTTTTTGTGGAATATCATACTTCATTGATTTTGCTTTCTTACTTATAAATTCAGTCCACCAAGATTGATGATACATACCAATCGAATCACTATCCTTTAAAGTAAATTCAGTTTGCAATTTATTTATTTTCTGTAAAAATTTATCTTGATTAACAGCAAAATTAATACTTTTATGTAATTTCAAATTTTGAGGAGCAAGTATATTAAAATGAGATTGTGTGTCTTGATTAATTTTCTTTATCATGTTAGCAAGTAATGATGCGGAATTAGGTACATCCCCTATTGATTTACCGTTTTCGTCATATACCAATGCGCCATGAAACTGTATAACTGATCTATCATAATCTAGAACATTTTTTGTTGCTGGATAAATAATTTCTAAATTCATGAAATTTTTACCATTATCAAAAATTCTTTTCTTGTCTTTTTCTGATAATTTAGATATTGCAGAATCTAAATCTTTCATTGCATATACAAACGCATCTTCAATATCGCCTCGACCGGAAAACATCTTCGATATTTCTGAAATTGATATTGGATTTTTAATTTGACTA